TGCTAGAATTAATAAACACTGGTGAATATGGGTCAAGACTAACCATTCCATTACCTTCTCCTCCATAAAGATTTGCAAAGTGTAAAGCAACATCTTTATATAATGGATCTTGAACACTTATCCATTGCTGACCACGATTAATCCTGCTTTCATAATCATTTATTGATTGTTCATATTTTTTAATTTCTTGATTTATAGGACTATCTTCTATACTTAAATCAAACTCTTGTTTAACTTGTTCTAATTTAGATCTTAGTTTTTCTTCTTTTTCTTTATATTTTTTAGTTACAGCTTCTATTTCATTTGCATCTTCTCCACGTACATTAAATCCAGTTAGATTCATAATAGTCTTATATCTTTTTAAAGCAGCTTTTTTCTTTTCTTCTTTTGTAGAAGCCTGATCTATTTCAGATTCTGATACAGAATTTATTTCTGAAAGCATATTTGATTGCAATGTTTTAATTTCATTTTCTAATTCTGCAATTTTATTTTTTTGATCTTTACTATATTTACGTCTATGCAGTTCATCTTCTTTAAGTATTCTAGAATTAAATGAATTTTTTACAGATTCATCTTCTAAATTATTTTCATCTGCTTCATCTGTTTCATCTATTTCAGATGCTTTATCTTTTTTATCTGCTTCATCAAAATTTTCATTTAAAGAAGATGAAAGATTTTCATCTGTTGATAAATTAGAATTTATTATTTCATCTCTATTATTTTCTAAATTTAAAAATGGATTTTGATAAGGTGTATATGCTACTCCTAAAGCACTACCATCAAGTAAAAGATTATTACTAAATAAAGCATTATTATTAAATAAATTATTTGGTGTATCATTAACTAAACTTGAAGAGTATTGAGCTATAGGCATTGACTCATTAAATTTAGTTTTTTTAGATGATTGATAACTATCGTCAAAACTTAAATAATCATCAGTATTTAAATCATCAGTATTTAAATCATCAGTATTTGAATCATCGGTATTTTGTAAAGATTCTATTTTTAATCTATTTTTAAGTTTTACCTGATACTTATTATTTATGTTATTTGTATAAACTTTTTTATTCTTATATGTATTACTTAAATTACCACCTGCTAAAATTATATAATCTCCTTTATCATCAGTTCCTTTATCAACTATAATGTCACCATGACTTGCATAACCTGCACCATGCGTTGCAAAATCTTCGTAAGACCATTTTGAAGTACCTACATCTTTTCCATTTCTTCTACCTTTTACAAGAATGTCTCCTACATTATAATTTAAATCTGCAGTAGGTCTTTCGGCTATGTATTTATTATATTTATAGTTAGGATCTTTATTTGTTTTAAATGCATCTGATACATAACTTGAATGACTCTTAGTAGGGTTAAAACCTAAAGCTCTTATTTCGTCTTTTGTTCTAGCTCCTGCATCAGCCATTACTGCATTAGATATTGCAATAGCACTCCACTGATCATTTGGGTTATAGTTTACACCCATTTTTTCATTGTACTCTTTTAGAATTTTTTTACCTTCAGCTGTATTTTCATTTATTCCAGCCCATTTATTTTTTTGTTTTAAATTCCATTCTTGTAAAAATTCTTTTTGTTCAGGATCATTGTCATTTATACCTCCTAATTTATATAAAGGAATTTCTTCTACTATGTATCCCCCTTTAGTATACATTTTAACTTGATCTTTTGTAAGATCTAATTCAAAGCCATTATCTGGTTGAAATAAATTAAAAATAGGCGTTCTTTCAACTCTTGTATTATCCTGATAAGTTTTAATGTTAGGTAATCGTATTTCTAAAGGTTCTTCTAAAGGTTCTTCAACTTTAGGCACATTATCATTAAGCTTTACTTTATATTTAGAGTCAACATCTTTAATATAAATCTTATCATTTATGTAAGTATCACCTACATTTCCTCCTGCTATTACTATAAAGTCACCTTTATCATCTGTACCTTTATCTACTACGATATCTCCATGACTTGGATAAGAATCTTTTTTACTTTTAGCAAAATCTTCATAAGACCATTTTGAGGTTCCTGCTCTTCCTTTAACTAAAATATCTCCTATCTTATAATTACCATCTGGTTTGACTGCAGTATATCTATTGTATTTATAAGTAGGATCCTCTTTTGCTTTAAAAGCATCCATTACATATGACCAATGTCCTACAGATGGATTAAAACCTGCTTCTTTAAGAGAGTCTAAATCTTTTGCACCAATATTTTGCATTACAGCATTACTTATGGTAATCGCACTCCAAGGTTGTGTATGAGGTAAATTTGTACCTATTGAATCATTGTATTGTTTTATCAGAGCTTTACCTTGAGATGAGTCTTCCTTTATACCTTTCCATTTATTTTTTTGTTGACTATTCCAAGTCTTTAGTGGGTTTTTATCGGGAGGATTAGAATATGTAATAGATCCACCATCTTCTTCTTTTGGGGTATAGGAAGGTCTTGTTCCTTCTAGATACTGACTTGGTGTTTTATTTATACCAGGAGCTTTAAACTTTTTAGAATCTCGAATAGATCCAAAGTAATTTCTAGTACCTTGTCTACCTAAGAAGTTTGATAAAGCCACTATATCTTCCTTGGAGTAACCAAAGTTTTTTATTTGTGGTGAGTACTCTTTATATAAATCTTCTGCATTTTTTTGTAAAGCAGGTACTCCAGGTAAACCTTCATAAAACCTTTTTTCAAATATTTTATTTTGCAAATCTATATTTTTTGCAAATTGTTCTCTAGTGATACCTTTAAGTTCAGGCAGATCTTTTATTTCATTGTATAATTGTCCATAAAGACCTGTTGCTGAGGATGTGGGATTCATCATTAAAGTACCATCTGCACTTTCTACATGTGCAATACCTTTTTTTAATCCTTCAAGATCAATAGTACTTGGCATTGATTGAATCGACTTTTTAGCTGCAGAGGTAACACCTGATTTTTTTGCAACTTTTGTTTTAGTCTTTGCTGCAACTTGTTTTTTAGGAATACTTAATACTTGACCTATAGAAAGTTTATCAGCACTTATCTTTGGATTAGCTGCAGCAAGCTCTGCAGGACTTATACCATTTGCGTAAGCAATAGCATTAAAAGTATCACCAGACTTAACAGTATAAGTTCCACCTCCATCTTTTAACTCTTCTAACACATATCCACCAGCTCTGTATTGCTCAACCTCTTCATCTGTTAATTCAACCTCTATACCTTCATCTGGCAATTGATCTTTCCAAGAACCTTCTCCAAATGCTAATGCAGCTTCCTTGTCTTCTCCAAAGTCATATACCTCACCTCTTCTTTCCGCCTCTTTATAAATCTTCATCCAATCTTCTTCTTTAGACATATCAACCCAATTTTGCTGATCATTTGCATAAGGTTTAGAATCTTGAAATAAAGAAGGAAATGCTACCCATCCTCTTTCTGGAATATACTCAGCTTTCATTAAATGTGATGATTCACTTGTAGGGAACTGTAGACCTGAAGGAGTCCATGCCTTATTATCATAGTTTTTTCTAACTCCTCTTCTTTGTTTTACTTTGGGCCCTCCATCTTTATATCTTTTTAATTTTCTCATTATCTTGGAGAGTTTTGATTTTTAATATTTGCAACTTTTAATACCATATTTGCATCTTGAGGATTCTTTTTAATTAATCTAACAAAGTTATTATAATGTCTAAACTTTTTTCTTTGAAGCTGAGCTTTATTATAATTTAAATTTGCAGGATTTAAGTTTTGAACATAGCCATTTGGTTCAGTATTCCAAATTTGATTTTCACTATAGTTACCTAATAATGTTGTAGTACCTGGTACTAAAGGACCTGTAGGAGGATAATTAGAACCTTGTGGAAATTCACCTCTATCTTTTGTTATATCCCAAAATTGATTAAATCTGTATTTTTGCTCTTCTTTAGATACTAATATGTCAACACTATTAATATTTATTATTGGATATGTTTCAGCAAGAACAACATTATTTTTTGGATATATATTTAAATTTAAATATCCTGAAACTTGTTCAGAATTTGAAAGTATTGCTTCATCAAAATTATAATCTAAAACATGATATTGATCTACACAATATTTAGAATCTCTTTTAAAACATTCTAAGTAATATTCAATACTTCTTACAGTTACAACATTTTGTCCTGTAGGGACAGGTATACCAACTTCAAATGGAAATTGACTACCATAAAAATTACAATAGTTGTTACAACCTGCGTTATGCTCCCATACACTTCCTAAATTAGTTGTATAGTGTTTATTTCTTCCTGAAAGATAAAGATTAGGGTGCCAATCATGAAATGAAATCCATTGTTGATTTTTAGGATCATAACTTATTGTCCAAGATGCATCGTCAAAAATTCTTGAATCACCTAACTTAACATTAATTTTATTTTCTTTTCCAGTTGTACCTATGCTAATAACAACTGAAAAAATATCTTTTGATATATATTTTACTTTTCCTTTATACTCATCTTTAAGTCTGTAATCTTTTTTAGAAAAATAAACAATGGTGTTACCATTATCATAACCTATAGAGCATCCAATACCTGCTACAGGATTATCTACATGAGCAAAATCTGGAAAGTCTTCTGTAAGTTTATAAGGTAAAAATTCATCAAACCACCATTTCATATTTATAGATGAAATTTCTTGAAGACTATCTCCATATGTAAAAATTTTACCTTGCTGTTGACTTATAAAATATAATCCTGCAGGTGAAGACAACACTCCTAATCTGTCTTGAGATGATCCAAATTCATATTTAGACTCAGCTGCTGTTACATTTCTAGGGGTTGCTGAAAATAAAAGACCATCTCCTATCGTAGCAGATACACCAATATAATCTTCTCTTTGATCAACACCTTGATACATTAAAGGACTAGCATCTTCAAAAGTGATAAACATACCTGTTTTTGCAAAACTTTTTACAGAGTTTACATGATTTTTAAATACTACTCTATTAAGAGGTAAAAATGTTCTCCAAGATTCTACAATACTTTCTTGTGTTTCAGGCAAAGAATAATTTATAACATTTGGAGAAGATGTAAAACATAAATTAGCTACAGTAGGATTATAATTTCTTGCTTGCAATGCTCCTAAACTAAATGTTTGATTTACAAAAAATTCAGAAATACTTAATGAGTAATCATAGTCATAAAAATTACCAGCTTTTAAAACATCAGGGTTAATATCAAATAAAGAAACTAAGTCTGTATATCTAAATTTATCATAATGATATTGTCTTTGCAAATCACCTCTTGTTCTAAAATCAACTATAACATCGCTTTCAACAAAAAAATCTCTAATGCCACAAGCAGCTAAATAGAAGTATGAATTCTTAGGTGTAATAATTCCAGGATAACTACCTGTCTTATTATTTTCAGCATTATAATTTTTATTGTCAAGTCTATAATAACTACTTGGAAATAAACCTGAGCCTCCAGAAGCACCTACAAGATAATCTACAAAATTACTTGTGTTAATTTCAGAAATATCCCAAGGTTGACTGTTTGCCCAAAACTTTGGAAAAGGAACAGATGGATATAAAAAATAATTAAACTCTTCACCTCTTGCAGTATTGTATAACCAAAACTGAAAGAAAGGCATTATGTTTTTTTCAGTAAACCTATTTACATATGTATCACCTCCAAAAAATACTTGAGTATTTTGTATTTTATTTAAAACTAAAGGACTTGGACAATTAGCGTCAGGAGAATATGTTTGTGTTTCTGCTAAATTTTTAAAATCAATTTTTTGTTCACAAGGTGTAGCTATTATTTGTCTTACAGTATCAAGTTGACCATATTGATTTTTAATTCTAAATTTTAAACCTGCATAGTAACTAGCAATATCATTTATAAAAGGTTTAGCAGAACCTTCTGAAGTATAGCTCAATTGATCATTAAATGTTTCTACAGCATAATCTAAAGTCATTAAAGATTGATCAACGTATTCCCCATTTTCTTGAATATAGTTTGGACCTTCTTGTGTACCATTTGGTGTACTAACTCTTAAAACTGGTTTATTAGGTCTATTAAGATTATTTATTCTATAGCTTTTAGAATTACCAGATGAATCTAAATATTCAGGAAAATCTTGAACTTCTTTAAAAACATAAATACCATCTTCTATTGAATATCTATATATACTTTCAGTAGAAGGTTTGAATTCACTATAATCGCCATGACCAATTTGTTCTAGTGCATATTGTCTAAGTCTACCAATTGACTTTAATAAATCTACAGTAATTTGAATTCCTTCTAATGTGTTAAAAAATAATATACCGTAATCAGTTGGTAAAGTTACCCCTGGTATATTTATATCTAAAAAGTCATTATAATTATAAGATCTTTCTATAGTAGGTGTTGTATAATATCCTCCATTAGTAGTAAAATCTCCATTAATCCCAGTAATTATTTCATCTATACTTTCACCACCAGGAAGGTTAGGAAAAAACACAGCTTGAAATGCATTATAGTCATCAAGTCTTTGTTGAACATCTTGAGGACTAAGGTTTGCACCTGCTATGTTAGTAGCATTTGTATCATTACCTAAAAGATCAGAGTCTGTTTCTATACTAGTATCTATATTAGGAAGATTTGTTGCTACTAAAACGACTGGACCACCTGAACCAGTATAATTATAAGAAACGTTATTAGTTGCATCTCCACCTGTTATATTAGGAATATATTGTGGTTCAAATATACCTGCTGGATAATTTATCTTAAGGTCACCTGTAGATTTAAGTATTGCATTTATTAATCCTCCAAGTACTCCAATTGCTACAATAAGATCTGAAAATAATTGAAACTCTGGATGACCAATAGGTTCTATAAAACTTTGCTCTGCTTCACCCTTTAAATATCCGTAAATTTTCATTTCTGACATTTGTAGATATGGTGTTTTAAAAGATGTATCAGGAGAATGAAAACTTAATATATCTGTAGGTATGTCTTGATTTTTAAAACCTGGATCATCATCTTCTGCAAATACAGGTTCTTCACCATCTCTACTTAATATAAAAGGATCATTAAAGTTATAATTATAGTCGCTACTATCATCAGTGTTTATATTTGGCTTAATGCAATTAAAAGGATAATTAGCATATAATCCTACTTTACTAGAATTTTCTTCACTAATACCTTGTAATGTATAATCTCTAAAATTATTAACCATACCTTTAGCTACTATAGATTTATTTCCGATTCTAGATCCTCGTAGTATTTCATATGACACAATGCCTTCTATATCATTTCCATTATTATCTTTTGGTAGTATTATATTTTTAAATCTAACACCCATTAATCTAATATGATAACTGCCATCAGATTTTTTAATAAAATGATGTGTTGATGGTGCAAGACTATTATCAGGAAATTTATGATGCCTTATAGGTGTACCACACAAATCATAATTAGGTGAAGTTTCATTTGTCCAACAATAATAACTAGAATTCCATATTTCAGCTCTATCTGATGGATATCTTTCTGAAGACTGCCAATAGCTCATGTTACCTGAAGCTATAATTGTACCTCCATCTCCATTATCAATAGGACTTGCTTGTGGTATTACTGTTGCTGTATTAATAGTTTCAAAAAGTAAACTATCTCCACTAAAAGAGTTACCATCTGTATAGTTACTATTTTCAAGACCTAGTCCATTATAGTCAATAGCATGTCTTCCTGGTATATGGTAAGATGCTGATTTATCTCCAGTGTCATATACCCATCTAATAAAAAATGCATAAACTTCATCTCTAAGATATCCTGCATTTTTATTACCATCTTTATAATAAGTTTCAGGGTACTCTACAGAAACCCATTCAGAACTAATTAAATTTGCTAAAGGTTGATAATTAAAATCAAATTTACTTTTAGGACCAATTTTTAAAAGATATCTATTAGCCTCTACTATTTGTTCTGAAGTTTCAATTACAGGGTTTAATTGAAATATATTAGAAGCATTAGTATTTTCTAAACTTTCAGATATTTGATCTAATACTATTTTTTTAGTATTAATAGAATAATATCCTAAAATTTTATAATCAACAATACCTTTTATTATATAAGCTATAGATAATTCAAATTCATCAAAATGATCTGTATCAAGATCTTCAATGTTTATTTCTAATGATCCCTTACCATCTACTTCATTAAATACAGGTTGAACATATGAAAGTGAAAAATAATTTGTAACCTTTTGATTATTAATAGTATACGCTAAACCAACTGCATAAGATCCATTTAAAACTAAACCTTGTTGACTACCTATACTTAAATCAATACATGGAGTTTTAACTAAACTTGATAATCTTATTTTATTACAATTTAATTTATTAGTAGGTGAACATATTATACAACCAACTTCATCATTTTCTGGATCAATTACTGTATCAGTATTTATAGTAGTGCATTCTTCTATCCATTCCACACCTGGCCAAAGAATATTACCTGAAGCATTTCCATAATAATTAATAGTAGAAGTGCCATCTAAACCTCCTAACCAAATATAATCAAGATTAGGCCATAATTTTGGATCTCCAATATTTAAATATCTGTCAGGATTATTTCCATCTGCCCAATACACTTGCCAACTACAATCTTGTTTTTCTCTAGATGCTCCTGATATTAAATTAAATTTACTAAATTTTAAACACGCATCTCTAACTATAGGTCTATATCTAGAATACTCTTCTTCAAATAATCCAATTTCTGAAGTTAATACATCATTACCTTGAGCATCATATATTGCTGAATATATAATCCATTTACTTTCAAATAAAGAAATTGCTCCGATAATAACAGATTTGTGTGGAACTGTTATGTCTTCTCCAATGGTAACACTTAAAGCATTAGACTCTTCATTAGATAGTGTTCCCAAATCTCCTTCTCTAGTATTATTAGATGCATTTCTGGCATAATTCCACATGCCATCTTGTATAAAAGAAGGATCAGTATCTCTTGTCAATCCTTTAACAAAAGATCTAGTCTTATCAAGACTTGTATTTGGTTGTTTTTCTGCCATTATTATAATCTTGCACTTCTGTTTAAACTATAACCATTTAAAGGACCATATGATTTAAACATATCGTAATACCTACTATACATTGCTTTTCTATTAGCAGACCATATTTGTCTAAGTTCTGCAAAGTTTGGTGTGTTAACTACACTCTTAGCATTATTTCTAGCTCCTCTTAGTCTCTGCTCAATAAGCTGCATTCTTTGAGCAACGTCTTCACCATTAATATACAAATTTTCAAGTATTCTAGATTTAAATGCATATTCATAATATTCATTTATAAGATCATGATCAGGTACTAATAAATTACCTTCGTTATCTTCCATTTGACCTTGATAGTTTAAATAAACTTTTCCTGTTTGAAAAGTTGTAAAAAGAAAACCATGTTTAATCCAACCTTCTTGTTTAGTATTATAATATAAATTTGGGCAATCGCATTCAATATTTTGACTAGCTCTCATCTTTAAAGGATAAAGCTCATTGTATATAAAAGTTTCTCCTGTGTTTATAGTTTGAATGAGCTCATAAGATTCACCTTTAGAGTTCATAAAAACTCTAGGTTTAGTTAATGCATTTCCATAGGGTTGATTAGAGTCATGTGTTAAACATGTACCTGAGTTACCCTTATCGTCACAACAAGGTGTAGGGTTAGATGTGTCACATGGATCAGGAACCTGTGCTGGAAAGTCACTATATGTTTCAGGAATTCTACCATCAGTAATTTTTACTTCACGCATTGTAGTGCCTCCAGCTAAACCATCATATCCTTGATTTTTTGCAGAAGTTCTATCTCCACATATATAAGCAAAGTTAAATGTATAAAAATCATCAGGCAATTTTACTTTACCATGCGTTACATCTAAGATGATTTCTTTTTGTTGATTAATCCTAAGACCTAAATCATAATTAAGTTTCTTAGCAAGCTTAATAAGCTGCTGAGGCTCTATCATATTCTCTAAAGCTAATGAGCTTAAATCTACAGTTACATCTTCTAAAAGTTGATCAAAGGTTCTGTATTTTAATGTATAGTTATAATCCATTATCTAAGTGTATTTTGACCATCATCAGGCCCATCTGTTGGAACCTGCAATATCATACCAAGTTCTTTAATTACATATTGTTCTATTTCAGAAAATAAATAGTCAGGAATATTTAATGATTGATCCTGACGTATAAGACAATCATCAGAATCACAAGTCTCAACATCATTTTCAAAAATTGCTTCAATCTTAACTGCATCCCAAATTAAATTTGGAAAGTATAAGTATCCATCTAAAAACCAAAAATATTGTCGAGTGTTATATTTAAATGTAGTAGTTTTAGTCATAGAAACAAAAGTACCAGGATCAGTTCTAAATAATTCTACAGAACCATCAACTGAAGATACAGTCCTAAATATAGGTCCTTGAATACCTGTTAAAACTTCTGGTAACTTTTCTTTTGTTCTTTTAAAATAACATCCTGAGTATACTCCATGACAGGCAGCATCTACTTTATCTACATCAATAAGTTCAACATAAGGCATTGTCCTAAAGATATTGCTAATCTTCATTAACCTAAGTTGATTATCCTCTCTCTTCATAAGAGATTGGCCGTATTTAATAATTGAATAATAAATTGTTCTGTCTGTTAAAAAAGGATCTTCTTTAACAGCTTTAAGTGTATTTCTTACTCTTGATATGGCTTCGCCAACTGTTGTGCTCATAGGTCAAATTCATTATAGTCTTTTAAAGCATGCTCTTGCTTTTTTAATCTTATCTCGTTAGCTACTTTTTTACTATAAGCTAATTTTAATTTTTGTTGTGGATCAACTACTATATAGTTATTCCAATTTTCTGGATATGTTTTAGCAACTGATCTTTTAAATTCTCTACAACCAGTAAATCCCCAAAACTCTCTGTTTTTAAACTTATGTTTTAAAGCACCATTTGTAAAAAAAATCTTAGCTAGTTTGCCATCACTTTCCCAATTTTTATTAGAAACTTTAACTCCATACTTTTTAGATTTAGCAAAATCAATATTTTTCTTTTTACTAGCCTGACAAGTTCCTATGAATAACCACCCTAATGATTCAGGAAGTTCTACTCCATTTCTTTTATCAATTACAGTCTCATAAACTCTTTTGTTAAAAGATTTTATTATTGATCTTAATTCTTTATCCTTTAAGTTTTTATACTTAGGATATTTTTTTCTAAATCTGTCAAAGAACTCTTTATTTAGAACTTCATAAGTGTCTGCTCTAAATCTTGGAGCTTGTAAGTTTGGTTTGTTAAATGTTTCCATACTACTTAAATAATATACTAAAAATTAATGAGATTAGCAAGTTAAACAAATATACTGAAAAAAGAAAACCCCCACTAGTGTGAGGGCTTTCCCGTTGTTAGCCACAGAAACCAACAAACTGCGACAATGTTATTATCCTAAGACTAATGCTTTAATGTCACCTGTGTAAGTAGTTGTTGTTACTTGGTATGCACCAGCAGATACCATTTTAATTTTACAATCACTTGTTATATCATCTCCAGATACAAGACCTGCATTAGAAGATAAAGCAAATATTCTAACTTGTACATAAGTCTCAAGAACACCTGCTGTATTTGCTATAACATGATTTAGATCTTCAGTAACTCCTGCGGTTACTGCAGTACTTGATTCAGTAGAATCATCTCTTGTTACATCAGCAGTTATTGTTACTGCACCAGCTCCAGCATCTATTGAAATTCCAGAACCTGCTACAATTTCTGTTACACCAGAATTAGCAATAGTAATGTCATCTCCTGTACTTGTTAATGTCACACCAGTACCCGCGCTAAGACCTTTTACTGCTAAATCAGCTCCTGTGCCATCATTAACTAAAGTTTCAGTACCTCCAGCACTTGCTAATGTAACTGTTGAAGCGCCATCAGCATTAATTAAAGGACTTGCAATAGTACCAGCTCCTGAAAGTCCAGCACCAATTGTTAATCCTGTAAATGCAACTCTCATTGCTAAAGCTGTAGTATCAACATCAACATCAATACTTTCTCCTGAAAGAACTGTAAACGTATCTCCTGGGTTTGTTGCAATTGCAGAACCTACAGAAGCCCATGTATATGTTCCTGGGTCAGTATCAGTAATATCAAATTGACCAAAGTTATCTGCATTAACTACAGTACCAGGTACAGCTGATGCACCTGTTACATGACCATATGTATCAAAAGTAAAGTTTACTGATTGAATAAATGAGTTACCTGAATTATTACTAGATAAGTCAGTTACAGCAGATGTATCTTCATGAGATACAGTTACTGTTCCTGCTACAGCATCAGCTGCTACATCAATTCCAGGTCCAGCTAATACTTTTGCTAGTATTTGATTTGTAATAATAGGAGCAACCCATATTTCAAATGCAGCCATATCAGCAGATACTGTATAAGTTGTTATATCTGTAACAGGATCTGTTGTAGGTACTACATCAATAAATGCACTTCCAGCTACTACACTTGCAGGCGGAGCTACAGTACTGCATATATAATTTACTAATTTAGTAATTACTGTATCTAAGTAATCATTTCTTGAGATTACTGTGTCAGTATTACATACAAGATCAACTCCTGTATAAACAATACACTGAGTATTAAAAACCTCAGAGCATGCTGGTGGACAAGTCTGAGAAACTACATAAGTTCCAGAACAGCCACAGCTAGGGGTATTACAATTTGAACAAGCCATTTTTATTTTATTTTAATTTATATATATAATTTTTTATTTTTTTTAATAGCAACTTCTAGCTGCTGTAGTTGATGAACAATCTACAAAAGCAATTAATCCATCTAATGATGCAAAAAAGCCTCCTACTTGCTCTTCATCTCCTGCATCACAAGTTATAGGCCATGTTAAATCACTGCCTGCTGAATTAGGAAATCCTGATTCAGCTATAATATTACTTGCTCCTGCAGCAGGTAAATTTTGTATATCAGTGTCAGTATTTATAAAGTTAGGTATATACTCTCCTGCTCTAACATTAGAATTTATATATCGTAATGTAGATGAACCTACTAATGTAGTAGTTCCTCCAGAAATTTCTTGATTTTTCAATGTAGAAAAAAAGAGTACTCCTGATGATTTAATTCCAAATCTACCTACAGAATTTAATATAGTGCCATCAGATCCAACATTAATACCTCTACTAAATAAAGTAGGATATTGAAACAAATAATTTCCATCTAAATTTTCTACAGCACTTAATACACTGATAGGCATAACGCTTGTATTCTGATTCCAAAAAACTGATCCACTAGCATCCAATGTTACAGACCCTGCACCACTAGTTGCAGGACCTACACCAGTAAGACTATTATAATCATTACTAGCTGTAAGAGGTACTATTGTATCGTCTACCCCATAGTTTCTAGCTAAGGGTATCCATGCAATTCCTCTAAAATGAATTTGATTTCCTACTCTTCTACATTGTGGTATAAGGCTAAGAACTGATCCACTGTACCAATTAAATCCTTCTAAATTAACCCAACCTGTATCTTGAATTTTAGCAGTTAACTCATTACCTGCTGTTAAATTTAAATTTACAGTATTTGTATCTGCTACTGTAATTGTAAAAGCATTTGTAGATAAATATGTAAATATATCACAAAGTGAAATCCATAGATTATTTACAGCATCTGCTACAGATATATAACTAGCATCATCAACCCATGTACCCGCATATCCTATAGACATTTGAGTACCCTTTGTTAAACTAACACTAGTATCTGTTATACATGCTCTACCTACAGCTGCAGTTAATTCAGTTGCACTACCTGTAGCAGCAACATATCCACACCAAACATTATTTATATATTCTTCTAAAAGAGTATCAATTTGATTAGAAGTTCCACTCAATAAACTTCCTATCTGACATCCAATAGTAAAACTAGGTAAAGTTAAAGTAGCTTTAGGAGCATTTTCTAATATTGCAACTCTTGTTATAATATCAACTAATTGATCATTTATTAAACTTACTTCTGTAATTAAATTACAAATTCTTTCTCCGATAAGTTGAACGTAATCTACTAGTTGCATTGTTCTTTGAGTACCTATAACAAAACATTCTGCTACTGATACTACACAATCTGGACAACCTGAAGCTTCTTTAGATGCTGGTGTAATACCTTCATTTTCACAAATCTGATTAATCAAAAATTGAATAAGAGCTTGAAAGTCATCAGGACCACAAGCTTGTAAGTTAAAACATGATAAATCGTAATTAGAAACTTTTAATGTATCTAATACTGTACAAAGCTCTGTTGCTAACTTATTTATTACATCTGAAACAGTATCTCCAGTACACAAATTTATACAAGAAATATCAGGTCCCTGCCAAACTACACAGTTTGAAGAGATAGGGCTACAAGGCTTATTATCTAAATTTAACGGTTTCATACTTTCTGTTATTTATAATATACAAATTATTATTAAGAATTGCAAGAACAATTAGACCCAGTCTTACCACAACAATCTGTTGTTGGTAAACATTTAAATTTAGGATCATATAATGCTTGTAATTCTATTAGTTCTTTACTTATCATCCATTTTTCATCTAGTTCAGGACAACAGTTAGATATACCATATCTTAATGCTAATGCTTCTTTATAAGCTATTTCTGCAAAGTTACATGTAATCTTATCATATTTTTCAGAAGAACATATAGGAGTATTATACCCTGGTTTTATTTTTCTATCATTAGGGAAATACTGTACACAAAATCCTGCTTTATCTCCTAACAGATTTTCAAATACATTGCAATCTCCGTAAAAATTAAATATACCTTTAGGATTAACTGTATTATCCCATCTTTGAACACAATATCTCAAAGAAGAATGTCCAGACTTTACTGTATCAGTAACTTCAGAATCACCATTAGCATTTATAAAAGTATATGTTTGATCTTGCGTAGTATTATTAAATACAGTTGAGCATTTTGGAGTAGTAGATCCGCAAGTAGAACAATCTGTAAAATCTAAAGTTAATGTAACTTCTTGAAAATTTGCAGGTTCGGTTAAGGGAGCATAAAGACTAACTGTATAACATCCTGTACATCCATTTATTTGAATTACACTACCTACATATCCAGATAAATTAGTTGAAGTAATAATTACAGGAACACTGCTTGCAGGGTCACAATCATCTAATTGATAATATGTTGTTAAACATGTTGTGCAATTTGTAAATAGTAAAGGTGTAGTTATTGTAGTTTGACTAGGAGGTTGATAATCAATTTGCTCTACACTCCAACATGCACAATCATCTTTAAGAACATTTCCTACATATGCAGACAAATCTTGAACACTATAAATTACTTCATTTGCATTTTCACAATTAGTAAGTTTATAAGCTATTGTACCTATACATTCATCACAACTAATATAACTCCTTATAATGGTTAAATCTAAAGGACAATCACAAGGTGATGTTTCAGTAACAGTCCAACAACCTTCATAGCCTGCTAATACAACTACTGAATTTGAATTAACATATTGTGATAAACTTTGTAATGTTGATGTAATAGTAGAATCTTGTGTAGGATAAGCTGTAGGATCACAATTAGTTAATAAAAAACATTTATCTGGACATTCCTTATCTATACAAAGACCATGTTGAATAATAACAGCTGGAGGCTGTAAAGGAACTTGTTTTGCTAAAGGAGGAGTTTGTGAACAAAACTTATCTGGAGCAAATGTAAGTTGAGGATTTCCATCACAATCAGTGTATGAAACTACTCCTGGAGCACTAATTACCTCATAACAGTTACAATCACATGGATCAGCACTACTGTTAGTTATTGTTAGGTTATTTACAGGATTTGAACAAACTCCTTCATTTATTTGAACTAACCAAGAATCTGTAAATCCTTCTAATGTAACATGATTCCCAACAACACTTGCAAAATCTTCTGCAGTACTTTGAATTGTTGTTCCATCACAGTTAGTAAGTAAATAACAAATAGGTGTACAATCAGGGCAACCTGCAATAGCTTCAGGAGAGTCACAATCACCTTTAAATACAAATGATAATTCAGCAATAGCATCAGGAGGATAAAATAAAAGATCATACTCTGCTAAAGTAGCAGGAGCACCTGATAAGCCATCTCCAACTACCCCTATTGACCAAGTATAACATTGATTAGGAATTAATGGATAGCCTGGTATAATAGAAGTAGATGTTGAAATATTTACAGGAGTATAAGTTTCTACACCATTATATTGATTAATATTAAATGATGGCATTGAACCTCCTTGACTTCCACCTATATAAGGTTCACCTCTAAAAAATATAGCATCTCCTTCACAACAAGGGTCTGCTTTTATATAATATTGACCTGCATCACAGTCTGTACAAGTTACTCCAGCGTTACACTCTCGCGCATGTGTACCACTAATATCAAGAACTTGATTTATAAAAGATTGAGGTACAATATCAAAAGTAGCTCCTGTCTGACCAAGGTAAGTAAACTTATAGCAAAAACCTGGAAAAACAAGATATGCAGGTTCATTATTACCATTACTACTATTAAGATCAAAACCGTTAACAGGATCTGCTAAAGGGAACTCATATAGACCGTCATCTAATGCAGCGCCAGGTACTATTATAAGTATAGACCTGTTTGTATTACAGCAATCTTCTACTAAGTAATGATTTAGAGCCATTTGAACATTTTATTTTGTAAATTTATTTAAGTTTCCTTGTTTTAGTTTTGCTTCATATGTTGCTATACATGCTGAACATACTTGTTTTTTATCTGATGCCGTTCTTCTTTGACATCCGCATGAAAGAACTTTACCACAGTTTAAACATTTTGATCCTGCTGCCATAATTTGTTGGTTTAATTTGGTTTAACAATGTCTACAATCTAATTTATTTAAAAGTTTTAAAGCATAATTATAAAGTGTCATTCCTTCTTGTTGACTATGACAAGTTTCTACTTTAGCTTTTGCTGCATCTAAATACATTCTAATCAATCTAAGATGTCTTAATTTATCTTTAACAGATGCAGGTGGATCACAATCTGCTACATCTATATCACACAAGATTTTTTGATAAAGATCCATTGCTTGAGTCATCCTTAAATGATTATATTCTACATAAACCATATGATTTGGGTCTACTACATATTTTATTACATATATTCCATCAGGTAAGTTTACATATGATTGGTCGCAATTTTCCGTTTGTAGTCCTAAATCACATCCTGTTAAATTGCAAGATGATTCAGGTTGAAAATGTACTTCTGTAGCATAAGTATATCCTGGAACTGTAATTTGAAGTTTGGGTTCAAAAATAGCAACTTGTGGAGAATATACACTTGTATCAAAAACTTTAAAGACACAAGGATTTCCTACACTAGGTATTTCTAAACTTAATACATGATTTGCCATATTGATAAATAAAAAAAGGGAGAGGAGAAAATAAATCTCACTCTCCCTTTAATGAGTAATTAATTATATTATACTACTACAATACTAGCAGCAGCACATGGAACACCTGCTTCAGCAGTTTGTTCAACACAGTCATTACCAACAGCAGCAGTTACAGCATCAATATCATCACTAAGATTTTTCAATGCTCCAGCACCTAATGTACCTGCAGGACCAGCAATCTCAAGTAAATATTGATCATTGTCAAATGTACCTGAAGGATTGTTATATCGTGGAATGCTATGCAAAATAAACAATCTGTCATAAGATGCAGTTCTATCAACTTGCCCTGCTCCTGTACCTAACATATCATTACCTTGAGTAATTTCACGTATTCTAAGATCAGTTGCAAAGTTAACTTGTCTGTAAGATTCTGATAAAATAAAATCTCTAGCAACAGTTTCACCTAATCCTTCTGCTTTTCTACCTTTACACTCATCTACAATACATACTCCAGTAAACTCACATGGATCACCATTCAAGTCAACTTCAGAAGCATATAATCTTAAAGGCTCAGTTCCGTAGAAATCTGAAGGTTGGAAAGTACAATCTCCAAACTTAGTATCTTCATAAGCACCAACTAATGTCAATCCAGCACACTCATCAGTGTAAGCAGCAGGAGTATAAGCATCTGTAGTTGTTGCAATAACTGTAGCTGGAGCAACTAAACCTAGTTTAGTATTAGTAGCAGCAACACCGTTAGCAAGTACTGTAGCAGAAGTTCCTTCAGGATATACTAAAGTTGCACCGTCACCAATAGCACCAGCAGCACCAGCAGCAGATACAGTAACTACAGGAATAATAAATGGAGCAGAATTATCTCTACCATTAGGTCCAGCACCTGTTAAAATAACACTGTCTGAAATTTGCTCTGCCCAAGAAAGAAATACAACAGCTGGGTTAACAGCTACAGGAGCAATTGCGTCATCTGCACAACATCCTGTGTAAGCAGTAATTTCTTGGTATGCTTGATGATTCAGCATTCTTAATGCTGCAGACCCTTTAACGTCTATTCTCAAATGATAATTTTCACCACATAAGAACGTTGGGCAGCAATCAGCTGTACCAGTAGTATATGGTGTAGTACCAATGTGCAAGATAGATTGTTGTGCATCATGAGCAGCAACACCCCATACTTTAGAAATAAATTTAGGATTAATTCCTTTTGATTTAATTGATTCTTTGTACCCTCCGTGGAAAGGTCCAATTTTATCATTTACATAAGGAGCACCTGATGCAATAATAAATTGACATTTTGATGGAGTAGCCACATCTAGTGGAGCCCAAGTCTTTGCATCATACAAAGATAATTGTCCTGAAGTCAGTGCACCACTGGAAGCAGTAGGTGTAGCAGGTACAGGATCAACATAAGAAGACATTACAAATGTCTTTCTAAAAGCGTTGTTAAAATAAGCCATTTTTCTTTTTTTTAAATTTTATAAATAAATAATATACTATAATATACTAAAAGTTTTTTAATTAATCAAATTAAGATTAATTATTTCTTTCAGCAGTTTGACTACCTCTTGGATATTGTACTGGTGATTCTATATCTCCAGCTATTATACTTACTGCTTCATCAATAATTACTTCAATAATATCATCTTTAAATTCAGATTGAACTTCTGTAAGTGATTCTACATTAGTATATGGATCTACACAACCTTGTATTTGAATTTTTCGTGGTTGTCTGTAGTAAGTTAAATCAGCTTGTGATATTTCAAATTCATTATTAGTATAAATATGAACTTGATTATTAATTAATGTAGCAAATGTTTCTGCCCACTCAAATGAAGGTTTCTTAGATTTATCTCTTAGCAATTGATTTAGATTACCTTCTTCTGCAAGATATACTGTCATTCTTCTATCATCACAGCAATCTTTACAAGCAAATACATCTACCCTTTTAAACTGCAAATAGTTTTCAGGAATAGTACCTAAGAAATAATCTTTTTTATCTATTAATGAAAGTTGATTATCAGAAAGTAAAACTTGAAGATCATCTTTTCTTCTAGTAGATTGTTCATCACCTTCTTTAACAATGTTAAGTCCATGCAACTGTCTTCTACACCATTCTACTTGTGCTTTATTAAAAGCCTCAACAACTTGCCAACATTCTATATTATCATAGTCTTGACTATCAAGCTTGTTAATCCTTTGTTTTAATTTTATGACTATTGTACTATTTAACATTATTTCTTTTTCTTTTTCAATTTACTTAATGTAATTGCAAATCTAGCACGTTGAGCAGTCTTACCTTTACCCTTAGCTTTTTCTCTAAGCCAAGACTTTTTAATTCTCTTATTCTTTGTATCATAACCACCTTGTCTTTTAGCAGTTGCTGTAAGAGAACCTGGCTTTTTAATCGCCTTCTTGATATTTAACTTCTTCTGTGCCATCTTTAATAATCCCAGTAGATAAAGATTTGATCATCTGTTTCTTCTGGATTCTTAAAAGTTTTACTCATATAGTAATATACAAAAAAATCATTAGCATTTCCACCTTCTTCTTGCTTTTCTCAAACGGCTATTTGGATCTTTAGCAGCTTTAGGAAACTTTTTCATTTGACCTGCAGATCTTGCACAATAACTTTTCTTTCTAGCTCCACCACCTGGTTGAGGTGCTTTAAGATTAGAACCAGTTTTACGGTTAATGCTTTTACGACCCTTAGCAGTAAGACCACCTTTCTTAGACTTACAACCATTCTTGATTGTACAGCCTTTCATAGCTCCTTTTTTCTTAGTACTTTTTTTAGTTGAAGCCGCCATTATCTTTAAACTTCTGATATAGTTTATAACCTCCTATTCCCGCTCCAACTGTAGCTGCTGCGCCTGCTACTTTTCCAAGAGCTTTTTTTAGTTTACCACCACGTTTACCAAATGTCTTTTTACAACCTTTTTTAGGTTTGTCACATTGTTGTGCTCCTCCTTTTTTCATGTAGTTATCATAACTACTCATCATTGCACCTCTTTTAGCTTGCTTAAGATCATTAAAGTATCCTAGTACTTCTGCAGGATTTGTTTTGTTATTTGCCATTACCTTTTCTTTTTAGCTTTAGGTTTAGTATGTGTATAACCTTTCTTTTTCATACGGGTGTGATCAGCCATAACTTTTGCTTTATAACCTTTTCCTGTTTTAGGATCATACATCATATGAGCTTTAAACTTCTTCTTAGCAGCACTTTTTTTAGCACTACCTTTTTTCATTTTAGTCACATCCTTAGTCATTACTTTTGCGTATGCCATTACTTTTTCTTTTTAGTTGTTTTTCTTTTTCTAATAGCACTGGTTCTTTTACCCATACCAACTTTTTTCTTTTCTGCAACAGCTTTAGCCTTTTGTGACTTAGACATAGAACCCCAAGTTCTAGGAGTCTTGCTAGAAACTTTTTTACTAGGTCTACACTTCTTAGTTTTTTTATTCTTAGAAGACCCGCAAACATTACCCTTTTCATCAGTCCACTTTTCTTTGAACCAACGTTTAAGATCTGCACCTTTTTTTGTCTTTCTAACTGCCACTACTTTTTATTTTTACTCTGACCAGCTTTCTTTTTTCTACACTTAGCAATCATACCACTAGCATAAGCTGATGGAAAAACTTTATGAGCTCTTTTAGCTGCATAATAGCAAGAGTCTTTTATGGTTTTACTTTTTGCTTTAGCTTTCATTTTGGCCATGTTACTTTCTTTTAAGTGTTTTCCTTCTAGGTAAAGTTTTTTTAGGTGTAGAAGCTGATTTGCCAGCTATAGTCTGTAGTTTTTTAACTTCAGCCATAGCAGCTTTTTTAACATCAGCCATTAACTTAGAATCCTTTTGAATCTCTTGAGCTCTTTGTAAAGTACTCATTGCTGAAGCTACTTCAAACTCTCTCATTTCTTTTTTACTCATCATAATGAACCTCCATTTCTTAGTTGTCTTCCTTGTATAGTTCTTGGATTATTAGAATACTTAGGCATCTTTTTACCACATCCACATCCTCCACCATACTTCATGATAGAATCTGGACCTGTTTCCATCATCATTCCAGCTCTAGCCTTTTTAATTCCTCCAGTAGTATAATCAAATTTCTTCATAACTTTTATTTTTGTCTTCTAAAAGATCCTTTTTTATAAACCTTACCACAAGAACCACCACGCTTCATTTCATAACCATTCATGGCTGATGTTAATGCAGGTTTAGCCATTGTAGACCCACCATCTCGTTTATAACCTTTTTTCTTAAGTGCATCAAATAGTGCTTGACCACCATCTTTGTAGTATTTCATTCCTGACATAATATATATTTTTTTATCAATTAACTTTTATTTTCTTGGTTTTGGTTTACTTGTTTTTTTAGCTTTTGGTTTTTGTTTAGGAAAAGGAAAAGGAAAAGGATTAGGTTTTGGAGCAGGTTTAGGTTTTGGAGCAGGTCTAGGCTTTGGAGTAGGGTTTGGAATAGGCTTTGGAGTAGGTTGTTTTCTTGCTACTTTTGACTTTGCACTTGATGTTGATCCTCCTGATCTTCCACCTGTTGCACCTGAAGATGTAGATGTAGATTTACGCTTAAATGTTTTTTTACTAGTATTATTACTATTACTTGTAATTTTAGTTTTTTTAGTAGAAGTGTTGTTACCAGCAATTCTTCTATCACCTCTTACATTAATATTCTTTTCTTTACTTCTAGCTGAACCAATAACTGCAGTTGCTCTTTTAGTACGGTTGTTTTTCTTAGTAGTAAGATTTTTATCCGCTGCAGCTTTAGCTTTAGAAGTTGTAACTTTACGGCTAGCCTTACCTTTATTTTTTATAGCCTTTTTTGCTTGTTTAATTTTAGTTAGCTCTAACTTTGCCTTTTCTTTTGCGGCTTTTTTCTTAATCCTTTTTAGTGGGTCTCCCATGGCTTTAATTTATTTTTTTATTAATTAACTTTTCCAATAATTTTCACATTCTTTAGTTAAATCATCTAAAATATCTTCATTAAGAGGATTTTTTAAGAACTCAACTACATCAGAAACATTTCTTCCTAACATAGCATTCTTTTTATTGTGATAAATATGTCCATCACTCTTAGTAATAATATACTTAAAAAAACTGGAATCTTTAACAATACTTCTAATTTTTAATGTTTCCATGTCAGATTCTACTGTATCTAAAAATTGAGTTACTGCTCTTTCCATATTGCTTTCAGCTCCTTCTCCATGAATGTGTGTATCCATATTTTCATATAAAACATCTAATGGAGTAGACTTTTTGTACTGTGTACTACTTGCATCTACAACTTTTGCTACATAAAATAATTTAGTACTATTTTTATCAAACAATTTTTGTAGTTCAGATAGCGCTTTATTTCTAAGTTTTTTATATTCAGTTCTACTAGATACAGTTTCTGCGTCTTTATCTAAATAAAACTTAGGTGGTTTTGGTTTTGATTTTGCATCTTCATAACTTTTTGCAATTAAAGAAAACCCTCCTGCCTCAATAGCATGTAATTTAATTCTATCATAAGGATCATTCATATTAAGAAACTTAGTTTCATTTCCTATACTTAAATCTATCTTATTCCAAAATTCATTGTTATCTGGTTTTAATAACTTTACTTTATTCCAAAAGTCTTTATCTTCTGGGTCAAGTATATTAGAAGCTAATTCTGCTTCTAAATCTGCAACAGATTCTCTTATCTGTTTTACTCTTGCTTCTCTTTTTTCTTTTGAAAGTTTTTTAACTTCTGGAGCAAACTCATTAAGACCTGTTAGATATCTATTAATTCCATTGATCTCTAGACATGCTAACTGCTCTTGATGTTTTATTCCATCAAATAAACTTAATCCATAATTTTCTAATCCCATATTTTCTGATCGTGCATCAAAATATGGTTTAATAGAGATTTTTGATTCTCTACTTGCTGATGGTGTTTCCACCATTGTAAATTGTTCTTTTGCCATTGGTTTTGTTTTTGTTGATTATTATTTTGTTGGTTATTAAAAAAAAAGGGAGAGGAAAAGCCCTCCCCCTTTTAAGAATTTATTGTTTAGATTAGAATGATCCTCCAGTAACTGGGTTTCTCATTACAATCTTCAATACCTTAGTTGGATCTTTTACCCAAATTGCAGGCATTGTTTGTGACATCATGACGCGGTAACCATTAAATTGTCCAGAAGACTGGAATCCTTGGCTACGTCCCATGTAGTCCATTGTACCATTTTGATACCACCACTTAAGTTGATTATCCCAAGACAATTTCAATAAGTAGATATTGTCATTAGTATTATCAGTGATGTCAAAGATAATGAATGAATAAGAAGATAATGGGAATCCATCAATGATTGGGTTCTCAATATCATTAGTGTTTACATTATCAAATGCTGGGTTAAGTACAAACTTAACATTAGCAAGGAAAGGAATTACATAAGAAGTGTAAGCAAATCCAAAGTTCAAGTCCATACCTTGACCAGTGATAGCACCGATATCAGCAGCTTGAATTACAAGACCTGAAGCAACTGCTTCTCTCTTGATAGCTTCATTTACCATTCTCATTCCACCCATACCAGTTTGGACAATCAATTGTCTACTTGGATCTGGACCTTGGAATTCAACTTTACCGTTAAAGAAGTTATAAATCTCAGAACGGAATAGATCAAGGTTAAAGTTGTTCTTGTTATATACTCTTTTGAAAGAGTTATCAAGTTGTTGCCAAAGACCTACAGATAATCTCAAATCATCTGGTCCGTCTTGTCTAACTCTACCACCTTGTCCCCACATTAGGTAGGACTCAATGTCATTTGCTACTTTTGTTAAGTGAGCAGCTTCCATTTGTGTAAGGAAAGATCTAGAAAGATCACCATTATCAAAGGCTCTTTTTACACCCTCTTTACCCATTTTAGATACCATATCATCTAGTGATGCTACAGAAGGATCCATGTTATCTCCTGAAGATCTCCAGATCTCAGTTACTGGTACAGTACCATCAGCATTCATTCCACCTTTGATCATAAGATCAGCTCTAGAAGAAACTGAATAGTGAACGTGTGCTTCTGCCCCACCTACATAGTTGTAGAATTCACGGAAACCTGTTCCTGTAGTAATGTCAGAAAATCTTTCTCCATACTCACCTCTTGCAGAACCTTTTCTAAAGTACTTAGTTCCATTTTCTAAAAAGCGAGAATCAAAAGTTGCAGAGTTGTTATTGTTAACCATCTGCACAGTGTAGATAAATCCATCACCTGTAGGAAGAATATCTTCATCAGTAATGTAAAGTTCAGCTCCATTGTATTTGTCATATGTGATAATATCACCATGTCCAAATTCTCTGCAGCTCATCTTAATGCGGAAAGTAGTACCATCTGCACCTCTTGTATCTGCTAATGAAGGATCAATGTCTTCAACAACATAAGGAAGGTCTCTAGATACTGGTGTTTGCCACTTATACTCTCCACGAGCATTATCTACTTCAATTACGTTCTTTCCACCAAAGCTAGACATTTGATAAAGAGGCATTTCAACTTTCTGAGACATTGCCCATAAGTCCACTGGACCTAAGTCCATTGGTTCTGCATCTTTCAACATGTTAACCAAGTGGTAAGAATCTACGTGTGAACTTGCGCTGTACGCTGTATCCCGTAGAAAGATACCATTGTTTAAAACTGGAGTTGCCATTTGTTTTTATTTGTTTTTATTTGTTTACTAATTAAAAACGTTTGAACATATTGTTCTTACGTTGTATTGTTGGTTTTCTTGTTGGTTGTTGTCTTCTTCTATTATTATTATTAGAATCTTGAATAGATGAAGAACTATTTTTTTGTGACTGAGCAGTCTTTAATTGCCTAACTGTTTTTTCTACAGCATTTTTAGATCCTTGATCTTTTATTTTAGTTTTATAACCATCTGGATCAGATAGTAGCCATAAAGCTTCTGCAATTAAATCATGTCTTGGTTCTACAAACTGATATTTTTCAAGTAAATGCCCTAATAAATTAGTAGGTTTACCTGATATAGATGGATAATTAGGTTGAACTAAACCAGAATATAAATGATTTTGAATTTTTTTATCTAGTTTTATTTGACCTAATGTACCTTCTGATAATGTATTATATACATTGTCCATGTATTGAGCGGCAGCTTCTTCTTGTTGAGATTTTTTATGTTCTTGCTCTGCTAGTTTTTGGGCTACTATTTTTTCTTGCATTTTATCCAACTTTGGTTTAAATTGGTTAGCTTTTTTACTTAGTCTTTCAGTATCTGCCCAAGTTTCAATTTCTTCTTCTATTTCTTCACTAGTTCCAAAATTAGTTGCTGTTAAATATTGTCTTGCAATTTCAGCTTGATGATTCTCATCTTCTGGATTTAATTCCATAACTTCTTCAACATGTGAAAGAGTTCTAAATAATCCTTTTAAATCTTGACCACCATCAGCAACATATTTTGCAGCTACTTGAAGTTCAGAAGGAAGTGATTCAAAAAACTCTTTAGGAGTATTTTTTCTTATCGTAGCTTCTCTTTCTTGAAAATTAGCTTCAAACAATTCTCTAAAGTCTTTAGTACTGTATTCTGATAAATCTTTATCATCATCAAATGCAAAAAGAGTTCCTTCTTCAATCATTTTAGAAGCCAACTCTTGCAAACCATTCTTATCAGTTTTACGTCTTCCTGGTTTATTTTCTACAGTTTCTTCTTCTGTAATTGCATCATCTAATTCAGCTAATGCTTCATCTACTAAATCTTTAGTATCTACAGGAGTTTCAACTTTTTCTTGTTTTTCAGTTGTAGTCTCAGTCTTGTCAATGAACGTTGTGTCAAGTTCTTCTTTTTTAGAAAAAATATTTGACTTTTTATCTTCTATTTCTGGTTCAACTTCTTCTGAAGGTAACATTACACTTTCAGCACCTGGTTGACCAAAAATTTCATCTAAATTTACTTCTACTTCCTCTACCGTTGTAGAGTCTTGCACTTGAGTTTCCTCATTTAATTTTTCTGCCATTTGTTAGTTTTTGTTGGTTATTACTTTAATATACTAAAATAAATCTTAAAGATTTAGAATTCTTTACAATTCTTTATTAAAAATTTTGCATTATATAGCTAAATTATTTTTTCTTATTATCTTTAGAAGATTTAAAATCATATTTATTCTTATTTTCTTTAGCAATTTGCAGTTGAGTATTAGCAATATCTCTTTGAGCTTGAATTCTTTGTTCTTCAACATTTATTTTTTGAGAATGCTTTACCATATCATTTGCTTGCCTTTGTCTTTCAACTTGAGTTTGTTGTTGATATTGTTCAGTTTTACGTATATTATTCATTGCATCTTGATAATCGGATTGCTGATTTCTATTTAAATCAACTGTTGACCCATATCCTGCAGCTCTAATTTCAGCAATAAGAATATCTTTTTGTCTATCTTTTTCTTTTTCCATAGCTTGAGAATCAATTTTCATTTTCTCTTGCTGTTGCTGTGCTTGAAGTTGTTGTTCTTGCATTTGCTGCTCTTGTTGCATTTGCATTTGTTGTTGCTGCTGTTGTTTTTGTTCAGAATCTTTCATGGCAGCATTAAGTTCAGCAATAGAATCTGATTGAACAACTTTTCCTAAATCATATATAGAAGCACCAGTAGTATTGTTTTGAAGAGCCATTTGTTTTAACTGTTCTAATATTGATCTATGATTAGCTGTTGTAGATGTAAAAATATTAAGATCTCTCATTAACATATCTATACCATTAATCTCAAAATTAACTTTTTCATCTGCACTTGTAATATATGTTAACCTATTAGAAGGATTTGTGCTATGATAATATTGTGAAAGATCAGTACGCATTTGATGAACTCTTGGCATTAAATAATCACAATGTTGAATAAAATATGTTTCTGTTTGAGCATATGATGCATTAGCAGCTTGTTCTACACCTGTAGCTGTCATTTGAGATAATTGTTGACCCATTCTTTGTGGATTAACACCAATTGTCTCATAAGCTTGTTGTTTAAAATAATTTGCTAATTGAATTCTAGACATCAATCTATTAGTTTGATCTAAATCTAATTTTTGAAAATGTTGAAAGTTTAATGCATTTTCTGTATTTGTAATAGAAGTATCTAAAGGTAACATTCCAAAATCTTTCATTGCAACATAAGCTTTAGATAAATTACCTTTACCCCAATCTTCTCCTAAAGAATGTTGTGGTAATGTATTCTGATCTAACATAATTACAGTACCTAACTCATCAACTAGAATATCTGCAATTTGGTTATTTACCATATTATAACCAATTTGAAAAGGTTTCATTAAATCTACAAGTGCTGTAGATTTAGTATTTCTATCTGAAAATACAGCACCTTCTACAGGAAGTTTACATCCATATAAGTTATTGTCACCTTTAAATTGAAATTTTAATTTACCAGGATTTTTCTTATCAATACCTATATACATAGGTGTAAATCCTGAAGGATTATTCATACCCCAATAGCTTGGGACATTAGGTCCTATTTTAATGCCACCCCAAACTTCATTAATCCAAATCCATTCTATGTGTTCACCAAATACTAAATTATCTTTAGTTTTGTTTTTAAACAATCTATTATCATATATTGGTTTATCTGTAATTTTATAATCTTCTGTAATAACTTCATTTAAAACTTCACCTTCATCTGTAATTTTAGTTAAGTGACCAAGTTTTCTTTGAGACTTCCAATAACATGTTGTCACTCTTAATAAATAAGCACTTCCATCATCTTGATAATCTTCTCCTTGTGAAAGTATTCTATTTACAATATCATCTCCATCTGAAACTGTACTATCACCCATAAAGCTAGTATATTGTCTCATTGCTAAAGAAGGTCTTTGTGTATTCCATTCATGAGATTGAGTTGGATCATAAAAACTTCCATCATTTTGAATTCCTCCAATACTATAACCAGCTGCTCTTATTGGATATATTGCTTCTAAAGCTTCTAATTGCTTTTCAGTCATAAGATATCCATACTTATCAATTACATCTGATGTTGTAAGCATATCTGTTTTACCAACCCAGTTACAATCAGAAATATATCTTGAATCAGGAGATTTATGATAAAAGGTTAATGCTGGATTCCAAAGTTCAACATCATAATCATCTTCCATCATTCTCATATGCCAAAACTCTCTATCAGTAATAAGCATATCTCTAAAAGCTCTTTCTTCTAGTTCTTCTAATCTAAATCTTTCAACGTCTACTTTGTGTTGATGAGTAGCCCATTCTTCAATCATAGATCTGTAACTTTTTTTAAAGTACATTTCTATTTCTGGAAGTGTTTTTAAATTATCTTGACTTAATTGTTGTTGCGCTTCTTCTGATTCTGGATCTAAACCTTGAGCTAGCAAAGCAGACATTGTTTTTACTTTAGCTTGATTTACTAAAACATTTTCTACTTCAACTCTTTTTTGTTCAAGCATTTCATTATAAGAAAATTCATCTACAGCACGATATGAAAGCTTTGTTGATCTTTTTGCAAACTCTGCTACAAGTACATTAACTACATTAGGTATAATAGGATAAAATTTAAGCTCTAATGCAGAACCTTCACTTTGATTATCAGTTAACATACTGACAATATCTCTAGACTCATTATCATCTTCTACTATATAATCAGTTCTATCTATATGCCCTTTAGCTAATTTATAATTTTTTAAAAGTCTTCTTGAATTTCTTCTAAGTTGTTTTAATCCATTCCATTCAAGCCAATCAAGATTCCAAGCTGCCCATTGCTCATCTTTTTTCTTAGATGATAAAAATTGAATAGGTTGTGTAATAGTACCCATTTTATTTTGTTCAACTTTAGCGCCTTTTTTTAACTGGAGTGCATTAAATACTTGCATAGTTATTATTTAATATTTTTAAAAGCAGATCTTTTACGATTACTACCTTTTATTTTTTTATTTTTTCTACCCATATGAGTAAATGGACTACTGTTTAATTTAAACAAATTTTCTGACTTTTGCAACTTTTTAGCTGCGTCATCCCTTATAATCTGCTTAGTATAACCTCTATTAGACTCTTGTATTCTCATAAAAGATACAAGTGCTACAAATGATACTAATCTATCTACGTTAACTCCATCTGCATATTCTTGCATTTCTTTTATTAACATAGGATCAGGAATTCTCTCTATTCCATAAGTTGTTTTAACTACTGTACCATCTTCTTTTGTTTCTTGATCTAACTCTTCTCTAATGTATTCAATAGCATAACTAAGCATGTGAGCCTTAAACATTGTTCCTGTATTCTTCCAACCATATTCTTGGAACACATTCTTATTAGCACCTAAATCTTTTAAAAACATTATTTGACTTTTTGGAACAAGATACTTTTGTTTCTTTCTACTTATCATATAGTTAATAAATAAAGAAATGTTATTCTCAATTACTGTCCAGGCATTGTACCATTCTATTATAAGTTCTAATCTCTGATGCGTTTGTTTTATATCATCAAATCTTCCGCACCATGCTGCTACTATTTTGCTTTGTTCAATGTATGTTTCAGTTTCTGTTCCTGTTACTTTAGTAACTTCTACAGAATTCTTCATTACATAAATAGAACATAATGAATCTGATGTTGTAGTCTTACCTTCTGCAACGGGGTCAATTGAAGCATAATAACTTCCAAAATCTGGTTTTTCTTTATTAGGTCTTTCCCAAACTACAAGACAACCTGTTTTATCTTCTGTTTTTTTATTTACAGGAAACTCTTTTATAGGTTGTCTATTAGTTTTTGTAACTGTAGGTTTACCATTAGCATCTGTAGATATATCTAAAAATTCATAGCCGTATTCCTTTTCCTCTATTCTTCTAGATTGTGCAGAAAGAAGGTGTGTAGGAAATATAGAAACAGATCTATTATCAAAAGCTTCTTTAATATTTCTTGGATGTTGAGATATTCTTAATTGATAATCTTCTGGAGCTAACTCTCTTTTCCAATCATCAAACTGTTGTTGTAAAGCTATTGTAGCTTCTTCTACATTAGAGTTACCATATTGATCTATATGAGGTGGCATAGACCACTGTTCTGGAATAAACAAGCCTGACATACCTTCAGTACCTTTATGATCTATTAAATTAGTTTCTACAGCATAAACATCTTTAGATGTTGGATTAAGAATCATATCTTTGAGTGGATTGCATTGTGATAAATCACCCACTGATCCTGCTGCTATAAATAGTCCTGTAGTAGTCAGTCCTGATCTCATTGCAGGTCTCATATACTCATAGGTCTTATCCATCTTAGGTGCAATCCCAGCCTCCTCATGAAAGAAGTATTTAACTGGACCACCTACCCCATTTGTAGGATCTTTCTCAAATGACATACCTTGTATAGTTCCTTTGAGACCTACTTCAGTTTTTCTATTACCTTTTCTGACCTCAATCTTTTGCTGCCACATCATTACTTTACTAGGATTCATTGGTCTGTACCATGCAGTATGTTCATTTAAGAATGCTGCATACTCATCTAAGAACTTCCAAGATCCCTTCTCATTAATATAATCTTTAAGGCTGGCTCCTATCTTAAGTGTTACACCTGACTCAAACCATTGTTGATTTATAAGCTTGGCCATATGATAATAAGAAGAAGCTATCTGACGTTTTTTTAATATAGCAACATGTTTATAGTTTAACTCTGCTAGCACTTCATATAGTGCCATATGATATTGAGCATCTCTAATATCAGCAAATCCAAACTTTTGAATCTCTTTATTAAAAATAGGTAAGAAGTTTAACCACATATAGTAGTCTCTTGCTATATACCAAACCTTATCTCCTGATTTGTATATTACACCCTTTCTACATTTTTTCTTTTCACCTTCCCAGTAATTAATAAAATCTCTTGATTTAAATGGCGCTGCACAATAAAAACCTTGAGTATTAAACTTAGTAGCTTCTACATTAAATTCTTTAGATACTTTATCAAATGCATACTGACCAGGTTCTTTAAATAGATCTCTTATATAAATAGCAAAGTCTTCTCTAGTATCAAAGTTTGTAGTAGTCCACTTGCCATTATCCCATGTAGGAATATCTTGATATATTTCTGTATCATTGATCATACCCTAGTCCTATTCCTCCTCTTACATTGCTTTGTTGTTCTTCTTGAAGATCTTTATAAGCTCCTTTAAATGATTCTCTTATTTGTTGATATTTAGCCGCTGCATTTACTAAAGAGTTAATATTACCATCTCTACCATGTTCAATAGGTGTAGTTTGCATGTATCTACCTAATCTATCTAACATAGCTGCAATACCTTTATAAGCTCTAGAGGTAGGTGTTTGATACATTTTTTCACAAAACTTTAATGCTGCCCATACATCATCATCTTCTGTAGAAAATTCACCATCTACTTCTTTCATTATAATTTCTTCTTTTTCATGTTCAGGAGTATGAAAAAATGGATTCATGTCAGGATTAGGACATGTCATATAAAATAAATATTGATAAATTTTTAGATAGTCATCTGGATAATTATCCATTATATCTTTAAGTGACTTTAATGTGTAACAATGTTCTGTTGGAACTACCTTGCCATTTTGAATATCAAATAGTTTTACAATCATTTTTTCTTTAATTTTTTTCTATTATCGTGTAAGTAATGTATTAAAGATATAACTTCATCTTTTAAATAAGGTACTGGTATTTGAACTAAATTTTTTAATACAGGATCTCCTTCTTTTGTATACTTAGTTATAGGATATCCATGTTCATCTTTACTCTCTTCTTCAAATTGAACATGATGAATGTACATTGGTCCAGGTCTTAGTTTTGGATTATGTTTTATTATAATATACATATAAATACTAAGTTGTAAAGCATAATGATTAAAATTACAATCATCTAAATGACTAACTGGAAATTGCATTTTTTGAGAAACACCTTCCCAATCTACATAAGATTGCATTTTAATTTCTTTATTAGTTTTATAATCTATAATAGTTACTTTACCATTTACTACTTCAACTAAATCTGATTGACCACAAATACCAGCAGACTTTAAATAAACCATATGTTCTGGATATACACCAGGATCTAATTTTTGTTTTGGAGCATGTTTTATACCATTTCCTTTTAGTATAGGTGTAAATATAGGAACTGTAACTCCATCTCTTTCTATTGAAGCTAAAGAACATAAATCATCTTCTCTTTGGTTATGATAATATGTTCCTAATGACATTGCTCGTTCAGATTCTTTTTTCCAAACAGCTTGTATATCTTTTGGTTTCATACCATACCATTTAGATTTTTTTCTTTTAGATACTTTTTGTGCTACTTTTTTAGCATCAAAAGGTTCTTTAAAAAAAGATGTTAAAGTTGTTACACTTATCCAATCTATAAAATCATCTTGATTTAATGATTTATAACTATGATCTTCTTCTGTAAATACTATGCTCATAATTCTCCTAATTGATCTTCTTCTTTTTCTGTCATAAGTGCAGGCCATTCTTCTAAAGGACACTCTGCTGATAAAGCTCTTGTTTTAAAACCTAATGAGCAACCGCAATTTCCACAACAAGGTTGTGTTCCTGGCATTTCACATTTAGAACCATCTAAATCTATTTCAGGACATTCTATACAAATAGCCATTCTTTTTTTTGCAACATCTTCTACAAACTCATCTCTTATTATAGAGTTTTTAATTCCTTCGTAAATTGCTTTTCTATTTTCCCAAATTTTTTTTAAATTCATTTTTATTTTTTTTAAAATCTATTTTTCTTTGATTTTCAAAATCAATTTGATCTTTTAAAGAATGTAAAAAATCTATCTTTTCTTCTAACATTTTTTTATTATAATATGCTGAATATGTAGAAGTATCATGATTTTCTAAATATTTTTCAAATCTTGGAATAGCTTTTTTAATAGCTTTTTCTCTAGCAGTAAATATACCTAGACCCGTAATGTTTATTCTTGGATGATGTAATTCACTTAATAAAGTTCTAACATTTTTATAATAAAAGTCAATTAAACTTTCTACAAGATTTTTTGATAAATCTTTTTCTTCCGATATTTCTTGATATAATAATCTAGCTTTTTTAGGTTTCATTTAGCAAGAAAATTATAATCTAAAAATACAGGACCTAAAGTTTCAATATTTAAATTAGGATTAAGTTGAATAAGCTTTTTATTTTTAATATTTTTTACAACAATTTTATATTTAATACATTTATTAATACAGTTTCTAACTGTTTGTTGAGATTTAAATATTTTTTGCTCATCAGCAGCATCATAACAAAAATGAGAAATTTCTATAGGTCCTATAGAACTAAGCAAAGTTAAACATTCAAGATCAGAATTACTCACCGTTATTTTATTTAAATAACAGTGAGTAATTAATTGAAACTTAATAATATCTTTTGTAGACATTATTACTTTTTTCTGAACCCGTTTAACAACAGCCATTATACCTCTGTTTTAAGTTTTCTTTTTTTAGAAGATGGTTCAGGCATTTCTGATGTTAAATCATTCATCATTTCATTACTTTCAGGTTCTTCTTCAACAGGAGCCATCATTTGAGCATATGCCATTTGAATTTGAGTTCTCTTGAGTCTCATTTCATCAATTTCTGATAACATTTTTTCATACTCAAATTGAGCTTCTAAATAAGGCATTGATTCTTTGTAGAATTGAAGCATCTCTTCTTTTTTAAGTGCTAATTCTTCTGATGATAAATTTTCAGGATTTTCCATTGGTTTAAATTTTAATTTAACCAAATATACAAATAAAGTTTAAACTATAGAAGTTTAAATAAAAAAACCTAGATAATTAAATCTAGGTTCTTTAATTTATAAATTAAAACAAAAATATTTATACCTTGCCTTCAGCTTCCACTTGTTGAATCATTTCAAAGTGTATTTTAGCTATTCTATCCCTACCTTCTTCAGATAAAAGGTACTTGTGACAATTATCGGAATTAGTCATAAAAAAGTTTTCAGATAGTATAGCAGGCATAGAAGTGTATTTAAGAACGTAGAAATTAGCTTCCTTATCTACATCTCCATCAGAGTATGTATCTGATCTCATATATTCTCCTTTAAACTCTCGTGCAGCTTTTTCAAATAGTATAGTTGCAATACCATCAGATTTAGTTGTACCTGGAGAAGTATATACACTCCAACCATTTGCAGATTCTTCATCAAATCCATTAGCATGTATACTTATATAAATGCAAGGCTTACTTGAAGATTTAGCAATAGAGTTAGCTTTATCTGTTCTATAAGATAATGGCATATCATCCTGGGTATCTATGAGATTAACATGATCTATGTTATTTGCTTTACATAAAGTAGTTAATCTATTTACTATAGCTCTATTAAACTCTCCTTCAAAAAGTTGTTGACCATCTGGCCATACTGGTGATCTTTTACCAGATGTTTGATAAACACCATCAATTATACCACCATGTCCATTGTCAAATATCCAAAGATAATTTGAATCTTGTTCTTGTGAAGTAGGGTTTATTGATAAATCAAATTGAGTATTACAATTAGGACAAGTAATTATTTTTTCCATAGCTATCTTATTATTGTGGATATAGTATATATTAAAACTGCAATCACTCCATTATTATTTCTTTTTAAAAATTCTTGATAGTTTATCTATAGATGTTAGTCCTAATGCACCAAATGCAAACAAAGCTACAGCATCTACAAGATACTCTGCAGGTCTTATATCATTATGTGTAAAAGTATTAGCCACTAAAGCTACTACTAGTGCTAAAACACAAAGTAAACCCCCCAATCTTTTAGATGAATATACACCTGATTCATCACTTAATAATTCTTTAAAAAACTTTTTCATAGTAATCTTTTTTTTAAAAATAAAAACAGTCTATATAACCCATAGGCTATTGCTGCTATGATTAGCCAATTAAATATCTTTTTCCAAAGCGGAGTTTTTTCATAATATTTAATTGGGATCTTTCTTTCAACTATTTTTTCTACTGTAATTGTGTCACACTCCCCTTGAATAAATACATTCTTGCTAATAGTGTCATGAAATATTTTTACAGTAAGTCTTTCTTTCTGCAATATTAATGTGTCTCTGGTAATTTCGTGAAAAAAGTGTTCATTGATAATTGTATCATGAACTATTTTAGGCACAGTAACTTTAACAGTATCACGCACAGCAATACTATCTGTAGTAAGTAAGTGTGGATGCCTTTCTATAAGTCTGACAAATCTTCTTTGTGGGGTGCAGGATGATATAAGTAATACTATAAGTAGTACTTTACTTACCAGAATGTATTGCATTAATAATTCTGAGTTCCATTTGACCCATTTCTGTTTTAAGATCTGATATAGACTCTTCATGTTTAGAACGGTTATCTTCTACTTGTTTTTTTAGATCATCAATTCTTTTATGTAATAATGTATGACCTTCTTTTTTATTTGTTTTTAATTCATCCATGTCTTTGTTAAGACTATTTAGAATTACTTCTTGTATAGCTACTTTACCTTTTAACGTATACCATACAGCTAGCGCACCAGTTAATGATCCTAATAAAGCTACTAAGGCATCAAAACCTATTTGCATACTTGTAATTTCCATTTTACTTTATAAATATATATACATATAATATAATAAAAATAAGTGTAAATACGCAGTAATTACAAAGGAAATTTCATAGAATCTATCTGTCTATCATGAAAATCTTTACTATCTTTTCTAACTCTCTTATAATCAATGGTTAAAATTCTACCTCCAATAGGTTTTACTGGAGCTCCTCTTTCAACATGCCATCCTTTAGATCCATCACCATACTCTTCTTTATAAGTTCCTGTGAGCATCATATGAATTTGTTTTTGTAATTGTCTATATCCCTTAGCTCCTTGTATAATAGTATCTCTAACATCATTACGAGCTGCATTCTCATGAATGTGACCCATAGTAAATACATCAAAGTCTTCATACATTTCTAAAGCTCTAGTAAGATTAAGTGCTCCTTTAGTTACTACACCACCTCCACCTGATCCATGAAAGTATCTTATTTTCATAGTAGCTGTAGAATTAGAAGCAACCTTTTTTCTAAGTGTTTGATTGATAATTAACCAACCTCCATAACCACCAACTTGTACGTTAGTATTATTTTTAAGATTAAGTAGTTTTACAAATCTAGATAATATATCTGTTTCTTGCCATTTAATAATAGCCGTTTCATGATTACCATATCCTATAACTATAAGTAAGTGAGAATAAGGTGACCACCATTCCACTGCTGTTTCTACAATGCTATCTAAGTATTTAGAATTATTATGTTCTGGTCTAATATCTGATTTGTTTTTTCTTCTATCTCCTTGACCTTGCATAAGACAAAACATATCCCCATTAATCATAATGGGAATAGATTCTTTTACACAGTAATCTAGATCTTTTTTTAATATTGACCAATCACATTTTGGATTGTCCCAGTGAATATCTGAGAACATTGCAATTTTTGCGTGAGTACCAATAAGCTTTAACTCATGGATGTTTTTAGCATGCTTAATAATTTCCATCTATAAAATTTTGCAGTAATATACAAAATTTTTTAGACTTTATTTAAGCATATATTTTTTTGCATTTTTTATTTTATCATTATCTTGTTTCATAATGTCTAAAATAACTGGATCAACACACTCTGGATGAACATACCAATCTTCGTATGTAGAGGTGTCATCAGGTGCAATATTTCCCACTACCATTATATAACCTTTTTCTTTTAAAAAATTTCTTGACTTTTCTCTATAAGCACTATCCATATCTGTATAATGATCATGCTCATAAGTTATAACTGAAAACTTAATCTTATCAAATGGAAGTTTTGTTAATATATCAAATGTAGTAGCAGGAGGCTCACAATCTACCTGTAAGTAATCAAAATCTCCGTCTAATGACTGATAATTATACTTTGTAGCATCGCAAAGAATTACTTCATTAGTCCTATGTTCTTTAAATTTTTCTACTTCTCTTTCTAGTATTTCTAAAGACAAACCTGTCCAACCTAATTCTTCAAGTAGTGCTGTATTACTTCCATAATAAGGATCAGCAGAACCTATCTCTAGATATCTACCATCTTTTTTACCATTAAGCATAGACAATACAAACATATCTTGAAAAGTTTGTGAATAGTTTTTTTCTATTTTTTCATAATCAGCAAATTTATATCTAAGTGAATTAGACATAGAATTATCATATGGTAAAAATGGATCTCCAGAAGAACCTAATGAAGTGATATTTTTTTGAATTAATTCTTTATAAAAAGCATTAAATGGATATATTGACTTACCTAACTTTAAAAGTTTATTTCTTGCTGATTTACCTTGACCTAAGTTCCAATCACATATAGCTTCTTGAAACAACAATTGATAGTAATGATCATACCCTATTTTTGAATCTAATGGTACATGATTATCTTTAAATTCTAAACCAATTTTTGCAAAAGATTGTGCTTCAGAAAATTTACCAAAAGATTCATAATACTGAGATATAAATAAATATGCTTCTGGTCTTGTAGGACAAAATCTAAGTGCGTTATTCCATAATGATAACTCTGTTACTTTTCTTCTACCTAAATTACTTATACATTTTGCAACAAAAAGTAAAGACTCATAAATAAGATCTTTATCTAAATCAATTTCAGCTGCTCTTAAAAAAAAAGATAATGAGGAAGCCCATTGAGATTGTTGATAATAATATAAACCTAAGTTAAAGTTATTTTTGCCGTTATTAGAGTCAAGTATATATTTTGTAAATAAATCTTTTGATAATTTAGAATCTAAAAAATTAGATTTATTAGTCATACCTACTAGTTCTTCAAAATATAAAACAGGCATTGCTAATATAAATGCTGTTGTATCCTGAAACCCAAAAGTTATTAGAAGCTCATTTCTTTCAAAATGAATACCACAAGAAAATTCTATTCTAGCATCTGCAAACTTAAATTCATCAGAATTATATACAATTTTCCAATCTTTATCCCAAACTATAAATCTATGATAATATTGCGCATCTTTTCTTCCCTGTTCATCATTCCATAAATCAACTTCGTGTGTTAATGCTACATAATAGTCTTTATATTTAACTACTTGTGAACCACCTCTTATATCACGTTTAAAAGAAACATCTTGTTTAATTAAGTGTACTTTTTTAGTAACTCCTTTTTTATTATCATATTTTACAATTTCAGTAGGTGTTGTCCACTTTACATAATGATATGGCATATCCAATATAGGCATCCAATTTTTTTCACAGTAACTATTTTTATCAGTAGATTCAATTCTTTTTCTTGAAATTTCTTTAAAGTTATTCTTTAATTCAGACAACTCCATTCTACCTACTCCATTTGTTGTTGTATCTCTTCTTACACCTGTTAATTGTAATTTATCATCCCAATTGACCAATCTTGCATCTTCTAAGCCTACAAACTCCCAAATAGGCTTTACATCTAACAATGATGTATCTACTTCTTTATAATTTATTATTTCTAATGAATCAGGATTAATCTCACAAATAAAATTTTTAGTAGTTAATGTAATATCATCTTCTGGATTTAAGTAACTAAGAGGACCGTAAGGGCTTTGAAATTTTTGTTCTTTCTCAGAATGATATAATGAATATTGTACGTGCCTTATATTAATATAAAGCTTATCTTTTACTTTTAATATAGTAGGATTAGTTAAACCTAAGCCACCAGTTACTTTAAAAGGTAGAACTAAAGGAATTATTTTACCACCTTTTAATATGGATTGTTCGCAAATATTGTACATGGTTTTTTTTCACAATATACAATAGTTTTTTTTAAAATTAACTTTGTATTTAAACTATATATTGTGATAACCCTTCTAATGCTCTCTCCATTAAATTAGCTTCACCTTCATAATTTAAGTTTTGTACAGGAATATTTTCAACTTCGACTCCATAAAGCATAGAGTCAGTTGTTGATAATGATACAAATAAACTAATTTCATTGCGTAAAGCGTGTACAATAATTGAATCTGAATCTACTTCAATTGTTGGATTAACAATTTGTGTATTGAACTGTGGAAATTTGTATGTTGCCATTTTATTTTTTATGTTAATGTTGTTCCGTTTACTGTAAAGTCTCTGACAGGAGTCCAACCATTCCTACCACTATTATTATTTGATTTTAAATATTGAAACGTAGTTCCAAAAAAGTTTGCGGGAAAACCAAAGTAATATGTAGATTGTACTCCCTTAGTTGTACTTGATGCTAAATAAGATTTTCTCGTATAACCACCATCTTGAAGTGGACTATAACGAAAGCCTTCATAATCTCTCCAAAAGTGGTTCATTTCATTAAAATTTGGAAGTCTCCACCCACTTGTAAAAGTTCCTTTTGTAAATGCTAAAGCAGAATCAATTGCATCATTCCAATCTGTCATACTTTGATGCTCTCTATACATACCTAAAACTGTTGTATTATCGTAAGTAGACCAATCAATTACTATACCATTAGTATATGTTTGCCCCCCTAACTCATCTGTAAATCTATTTGTATTTCCAAATGGGTTATTTGAAGCTAATGTTGTAAAATTAGGAACTCTACCTGCATATTCACTCCTATCATCTCCTGTTCTATATTGCCATCTTGCTCCTGTTCCCATAACTTTTGCACCAACAGATGCAGCAGCAACTGCTGCTTTAGCTTTTAGATATTTTAAACTAAACATGGACATAAATTAAAAGTTAGTTACATTTAATCTAATTACTGAAGCTGTGTTTACAGTTATAGATACTTCAGATCCTTGAGCTATAGTATTACCTAAAGTATAGGCTTGACCTCCTGCTGTAACTGTAGTTGTAGGAGCATTTAATATATTATCAATAGTATCAATTGACATATTATTAGGTGCATAAAAGTTAATAGTTAAATCATCCATTAACTCTACTATAATTTCTCCAAACTTTTTTGGATTAACACCTCCAATTTCCATAATTTTTTATTTTATAATAAAACCCAAATTCCATCAGGTTTAAACGTAATAATATATCCGCCTCCTGTTGAATCTACTTTAATGTAATGACCTATAATTCTAACATAATCTCCTCTTGCACTTGGTGCTGTTCCTATTATATCTCCTGCTGTTGTAGAAATATATAAAGGTGCACCTTTATTTCCAACAGTAAGAAAACTATCATCAAGGGCTATAATGCCATCTATTAAAACATCTATTGTATTACCCTCTGTTGCTGTTTTAAGAGCAATTCCTAAAAGATATGTACTACTTTCTAAATCTGCATCAGCTAAAACCCATACACCAAATTTATTTAAAGCAACCAATTGACCTGCTGTTATGTCTTCTCCCGTTTCACATTCAGTTAAAACTTGACCTTGCAAACTTGGTTCAGCAAATGTACTTGGAGTTATTGCTGAAGTTGCTCCATCTGTTAATGTAAAAGTTGAATTAGGAAGTGCATCTTCTCCTGCTAGGAAATTTTCAGTAATATAACCCTCACCTGTCATTTCAGCATCACCTGTAAGTGTTAGTGTACTTCCATCAAACTGTAAATTTATTTCTCCGTTAAAAGGAGTAGTTGTGTTTCCTGTTGCAGTAACTACATAATTATCAACATTATTTGTAATTGATGTCGCAGCACTTATACCTTGAATGCCTTGTATTCCTTGTATACCTTGTATTCCCTGAGCTCCTTGAGCACCCGTTGCTCCAGTTGTACCTTGAGTCCCTGTAGAGCCAGTTGTACCTGTAGCCCCTTGTGCTCCAACTGATCCTGTTGTTCCAGTAGCACCTTGAGAACCAGTAGTTCCAGTTGTACCTGTTGTACCCTGACTTCCTGTAGTTCCCTGTGAGCCAACTGAACCTGTAGTTCCTGTTGCCCCTTGACTACCAACTCCTCCAGTAGCACCTGTTGCTCCTTGCGAACCTATAGTTCCCTGTGCACCTGTAGTTCCCGTTGTGCCTTGAGTACCAACTGATCCTATTGTACCTTGACTACCTGTAGCACCAGTAGTTCCTTGTAATCCTGTTGCCCCTGTAGTTCCTGTCACTCCTTGTGAACCTGTTGATCCTTGTGCTCCTGTATTACCCGTAGTACCAACTAATCCTTGTATGCCTTGAACACCTTGTAAGCCTGTAGAACCTGTACTTCCTTGAGTACCTGTACTACCTGTTGAGCCTTGAGAACCTACTGTACCTTGACTTCCTACTGCACCATTTGCTCCTGTAGTCCCTTGTGTTCCTGTTGCACCTGTTGTACCTGTTGTACCTTGTGACCCTACTGCTCCTTGAGTTCCTGTTGTACCTTGGCTTCCTGTATCTCCTGTTATACCCTGAGTTCCTGTTGTACCCTGAGAACCTGTAGATCCTGTATTTCCAGTAGTACCTTGTGAGCCTGTTGTGCCTGTAACACCTTGAGAGCCAGTAGTTCCTTGTGAACCTGTAGATCCAGTATTACCTGTAATTCCTTGTGAACCTGTGTCTCCAGTTGTTCCTTGAGTTCCATTTGTACCCTGTGAGCCTGTTACACCCGTTGTACCTTGAGAACCTGTTGCACCAGTTGTTCCTGTACTTCCTTGTAATCCAATAGCTCCTTGACTTCCTGTAGTTCCATTAGTACCAGTTGTACCCTGTGAACCTATAGCACCTTGTGATCCCGTAGTACCTATAGTACCTTGAGATCCTACAGCCCCTGTAGTTCCTTGGTTACCAGTTGTTCCTTGTGATCCAGTATTTCCTGTTGTTCCCGTAGTACCCTGAGAGCCATTAGTTCCTGCTATACCTTGACTACCATTAGTTCCTATAGTACCCTGAGCTCCTACATTTCCTGTAGAACCTTGTGATCCTATTGCACCCTGCGATCCATTAGTACCAGAAATACCTTGAGATCCAATAGTTCCCTGAGATCCTATTGAACCTGTACTACCAACAGCTCCTTGGGATCCTACAGTACCTTGAGAGCCTGTATTTCCTATTGTTCCTTGTGAACCCGTATTACCAGTTATTCCTTGTATTCCATTTGCACCTTGTGAACCTGTTGTTCCTATTGTTCCTTGAGCACCTATAGACCCATTTGTACCTTGAGCTCCTGTTGATCCAGTACTTCCAGTAGCTCCTTGAGAGCCAGATGCACCTGTAGTTCCTTGAGTACCTGTAGCTCCTACAGTACCTTGGGTTCCTGTTATTCCTTGAATACCAGTTATGCCTTGTATTCCTTGTGTTCCTTGAATACCCTGAATACCTTGTGGTCCATCAATTCCATTAGTTCCTGATGTACCTTGAGTTCCTAATGTACCTTGTATACCTTGAGTTCCTGTTAAGCCAATAGTTCCTTGTGTGCCTTGAGCTCCTTGTAAACCTATTGAACCTACAGAACCTTGACTACCAGTTACACCTTGTGAACCAACTGCGCCAGTAGTACCTTGAGCACCTTCATCTCCAGTAAAACCTTGAATTCCTGTTGCTCCTTGTGTTCCTGTATCTCCTGTTACACCTTGAGAACCTGTAACTCCAGTACTACCTTGTGTCCCAGTAGTACCTGTAGCGCCCTGGGATCCTGTAGATCCTATAATTCCCTGAGCACCTGTTGTACCTTGTAATCCTATTGTTCCTGTTGCACCTTGAGATCCACTTAAACCTTGTGAACCTGTAGAACCTGTTATACCTTGAGTACCTTGAGATCCTATACTTCCTTGTGTACCAGTTAATCCTTGAGAGCCTATTGCTCCTTGTGATCCTATTAAACCATCTGTACCTTGAATACCTGCAACTCCTTGAATACCCGTAGTTCCTTGAGAACCTTCAGCACCTTCTGTTCCTTGAGCGCCAGTTATCCCAGTAGAACCTTGAATACCATCTACACCATTAGTTCCGTTAGCACCTTGAATACCTGTTAATCCTATATTACCCTGAACTCCTTGAATTCCTTGTAATCCTATAGTACCAGTAAGTCCTTGAATTCCTGTTATACCTTGAACTCCCTGACTACCCTGAATTCCTTGTATTCCCTGAGTACCTGTATTTCCTTGAACTCCAATAGATCCTGTAATTCCTTGAATACCTAGACTTCCTTGTATACCTTCTAAACCCTGACTACCAGATAAACCTTGAGCACCTTGAAGTCCTTGTATACCTTGTGCAGCAAAAGCACCATCTAAACCTTGCGCTCCTTGAATACCATCAAGTCCTTGAACACCTTGCGTACCTTGAGGCCCAGTGCTACTTGCACCTAATTGCGCTTCAAGATCTTTAAAACTAATTGCGGTATCCTGATATTCAGATCTATCAATAGCATCTCTGGTCCCAATAGGGATCATATCAGTTTCTTCAAGAGTTTTTTTAACTCTCTTTTCCTTAATTATATTAAAAAAGTTATTTATGTTTCTTAACATAGCTTACCTATGATTAATGTACATATGTAACTACAAAAGTAGATGCTACTGGAGTTAATGTAAAATATCCTGCTGGAAATGTATTACCATTACCACCTGCATCAAACGTCACTGTTTCACCTGCTTCTAAATCTACAGCTGTACCTCCATTAATAGATATTGTACCTGTTGATGAACCTGAATTAAGAATAGTTATTGACTTTATAGCCACATTAGGAGTTAATACTGTTCCAATTCTATCCATAAAAGCTTGATTAGAGCTACCAATACCTTTAAGCATCTTATATTGCCATGGCCAATTAGTGCCCTTACCGCCTTCTGTTTTTAAATTTCCTATTGACATTTTTTTATTTTTTAATAAATTTTTGCACCTAAACTAAATGCCTCAAATTCTTCTCCTGCTGGATTAATTCCAGTTATAACAAGATATTGATCTATAGTCCAATCAATTATATAATTACTAACTAAAGATCCTGATTGAAAATCAGAACAGTTATCATTAACTGTGTCATTGTTTTGACCAAATGTTCCTGTATTAGTAACATAATAATCTCTACATACAGTTATAGTTGATGAAGAACTGTTCATTTTATGATTTTGAATATTAAACCAATTTACATTTTCTTTACCAGATAAATTAGCACTATCGCTTAAATACATTTTTATAGTAAAGATTCCTCCATTTTTAAGTTTAGCAAACATTGCTTTATAACTCCAAGCACTTCCTTCAGTAAATGTATTTGCAGGTATAAGAATAGAGTTAAGTCTAACTTGTCCTTGACTTACATTTGTTCCTGATCTATTAGCTGTAGATGCTGTAAAACCTGATCCAGGAACCCCTTGAGGTCCCTGTAATCCTTGTAATGCTAAAAAATTCCAATTATCTGTATCTGTTGCTGGATCAGAACTATCTTCTTTAACAACATTAGTACATACATAACTCGAACTATTGAAAAAAACTACATCATTCTTATCATAAGACTGATTTTGATCCCAATTACTCTTAAATTTTAATTCTGCAGCACCAACTGAACCTGCTAAACCTTGAATACCCTGCGGACCTGTTAGACCTTGTGCACCTTTTTGACCTGCAATTCCCTGAGTAGAGTTTGCAGTTATTTGTGATTGAAGATCTCCAAATGTAATTGCAGTATCATGATATTCAGATTTACTAATACCAGCTTTAGTACCAATAAGAATTAAATCATTTTTTGTAAGAGTTGTTTTAACTCTTTTTGATTTAATGATATTAAGAAAATTGTTTATATTTCTTAACATAATTAAGCTTTTACTACATGTACAGCTCCTCCTGGTTTACTATAAAGGTCTCCAACTACTAAGCCAGCAGCTTTAGCTGCAGTATCATCAGCAAATTCTCTTTGCATCATTCTTAGTAATTCATTAATGTGTCCAAATTTAGCAAGAGCCATGTCTGAGTCTTTTTTTAAAAATGGATCTGGTGATTGTGGTATAAATTTTCTAGACATAATATTTTTTTTTAATAAAGATACAGTTATAATATACTAAAATTTTACGTAATTTAAAAGTAAATGCAAAAAAAAGACTCTTGCTAAAATATACAAGAGTCATAAACAATACTACATAGGAGTAATCGAAGTATTGTTTTAATGCTATTTAAATAAATAATGCCATAAACCAAATGATATTGCACAACATATTATATATCCAATAATGCCTGCAGTTCTTGCACCATTATCTTGTATGCTTCTTTTAGTTATAGGATCTACTACATCCTGCATTAATGCATAAGATATTATAGCCGTTAAAATAACAGCCAATAAACTAATAACTACTATCAATATCTGTACTATCATAATGATTTTATTTTTTTTAATAACTTTTCTATATATAGAGTAGCATCCATTAACTCCTCTTGTAAATGATTTAACCACTCTTCTTTAGTCAAATCATCCCTATCTAAAGTTTTACCGTATTTTAATATACCTACATCAGATCTTTTTTGATACTTATCTTTTACAGACTTTACAATACTGTCTTCAGAAACTGGTAAACTTGGAATATCACCTTTAGATACAGTAGTATGCGTAGACTTATCATGCATAACCTTATACCAATCTACGTATGACTCCTTTATTCCCATACCAATATAACATCATGAATCGATACCATAAGCTTTAAATCGCCATCTAAATCAATTATCTCAGCATTATGAAGTGCACTAGTACGAACATAAACCTTATCTCCTGTTTTAACATCGGTAACATCTACTCCTATAGCATGAACATTTAGATGAGTCCATTGCTCCATCATATCTTGCTCAATGCCTTTTTCGTCTTCTTTAGATAAAATAATCTCTACCTTTTTCTTTTCTTCTTCCTTTTTAACAGGTTTATCTAACATAATCCTGTTTCCTCTTAAAATAAATTTGCTCATGATTGTTTTTGGTTTTAACAAATATAATAAAAATTATTTATGATCCGCATCCAATACAATCAATATGAGAATCTGTAGGTTTAACACCACTAATCTTCATCTGTAAATTATGAATCTTATCTTTAATTTCCATATCCTGAAACATATCCCCAGTTAACTGTGACTCTAATAAAGCTATAGCAGCTTCTAATTCTTTTTTGTTATCCATACATTAATATAACAATTGCTGAGGACATTCCCAAGGATAATTGATTTACGGTGGTAGAAATGATCCATATAAGACATTGTTGTGGGTCTTTATAAAAAACATCCCACCCCTTTATGTAACTTGTTGGTACCCCCCATTGATAACAGCAAGATGGTTGCATTTCTAAAAACAGCAAGGGGGGCTATGTTTGCTAGCAGAAACAACTTGTTGCATATCTTAATTATTTATTTATTTAAATCTTAATCTTATGAAAAGAATAGAATTTATTCTAGGTTTGACTTGCATGATTGCTGCAGGATTTGTGTGTGGGTATGTATTATTTTATATAGCCGTTATACCTTATAGTACTATAGCACTTATTATTCCTTTAAGTATTTGCCATTTCTTTATAGGTAGGAAATTGCTAAAAGAAAGTTTAAGTTAAACTAAGGAGGGTGTAATAACCCTCCTTTTTATTTACCATCACACCCACAATAGAAACAACTTTATGCATAATCTAAACAATTATTAATTAATTAAATTTTAAAACTTATGAAGAAAGAAACTTATGAAAAGCATTTAGCAAACTACGGAAGTATCTATATAAAGAAACCTACATCAATGTTTAATGGTTGGTTTGGTTTATCTCAAGTTATGATGGTTTGGGATAGTATAGGTACTATCAATGGTTATGATAGTGAAAAAGGCTACAGATGTGAATTCTTAGATGAAGATGGTAATGTTGCAGGATATACTCTTTCAAAAGCAGGAGGTATATACTGGGAGTATCC